CCCCCCCACAAGGTGAAGGGCTGCAACATGCCTGCCGGGTTGGTGGTGCTTCCCATCATTGCCCCACGTAAGCCGCGCCCGTCGTGGGCGATACGGCATTAACCGTCGTTTTCCACGGTCCCGCCGGCGTTTGACTGGAAAGCTGGTGTGACATCGATACCACGATCCACTCTCCATTCGCCTTCGGAATCGAAGACTGCATTTGAACCGTTCCGCCAAACACGATTGACGGATTGAACAGCGTCTCGAAGTTCACTCCTGTGCTATTGAACAATGGGTATCCCTCAAGGCCCGTCTGCGGAGAGATCAGCGGAACAGCAGTTGCGTTTCGCGCCTTTCCATAAGGAGCAATTGCAAGCGTGTTTGGGCTTGTGCTGTCGAGGTACATCCAGAATCTGTATGCCTGCATCAGCGACCGCGCCTGTTCCATCAGCGTGTTTCCGAGGTATGTTCCACGTGGAACAGTGGCGTTAACGCCGTTGTTTTCAAACTGATAGCCCATCGCAGAGGCAATCTGTTGCATCACCGTGGCCACATCGCTGTCAGTGGCAAGGCTCAGCGGCGCAACAGGTTGAACAAGAGCGGAGTATCCGATCTGCGCTTCGATATAAAGATAGGCGTTCGGCATCGAGGCGTAAACACCCCAGCAATTCAGCACGTCGCCATTATAGACAAGCGTTTCTTGCGTTCCGTCGATGGCAAAGACTTGAATCGAGTTAAACGTAAAGGAAGAGCCTGACTGACTGACGATGAGGTTGTCCCACAGCAAGCTAGTAAGCGTGTTCATGTCGTTTGCAGTAACGCCGAAGATTTGCGCTTTGAGCGTGCCCATCATCGCGCCACCTGCATTGTCGATGTAGACGGACGCCCTCAATCCTTGAAGCGTGATTGTGTTATAACTTTGGCCGCCGGAAGAAAAAGAGGAACTTGGGTTGCCCAGCGTGATAACGAAGCGCAGGTCTTTGATGTTTTGGAATGAACTAGGCGGCGACCCCATAAGCCTCCAAATCTGCAAGGTCGAGATAGAGCATGACCCAGCGCATTCCTAGACCTGTGTAAATCGGATCGTCTGTTCCCTGTGTGTCGAAGAACATCAGCCAGCCGGAGAATCCAAGGTAGGAAGTAGGAACAAGCGAAACAAGGTTCTTACACTGCACGGCATAAGCGATCTGTACTCCATTCACAGACAGATCGAGAAACATGCTTTGGTTCTTGACGTATACGGAGATAGCGCACGATTGCCCATCGAGCACGACTTGCGTCTGTTGCGAGGGAACGGATTGAAGCGTGATCTGCTGCATTAGTCGCTCCCTGGGATGATTCCCAATGTCCTTCTTATGGCCGTCCACATCTTTTGCATTGTGCTTGAAGAAGGGGTTGATGGTTGCGTGTTTCCATTGTTCACCGGAGCAGTTGCGCTTGGAGATTGAGGAGACTGCGCTTGCGGGCTTTCCGGGGGAGAGCTTTCGCTTTCACTTGATGCGTTTTCACTCGCCACAGAAACATTCGTCAGCGCCGCCGTGACCTGCAATACCTGCTTTAGCGACACTTCCACAATTAGCATCGTTGCACCGTGCGTCGCCGTGCGCTGGTAGCTGTACCGCTCAATCGTGCATGAGCCTTCTGCCCCGCTGTAGGAAGCATCCGGCGTGTAAACATTGAAAAGCTCGGTAGACTGACAGGCAGCATCTATCGCCGCGAGAAACGCTATTTTCTCGGCCTCTGTTCCGCTCATTGCTAGAGCGACAATGGGATTTGAGGGCTGAAACACTTTGTTGAAACTGGCAAAGGCTGCACCTTGATTTGTGTTGTTTGCCTCAACCGGGAAGTCGCTAACTTGCATCGAGCGTGCAAATCCAAACGACAAAACCGAAAGCGTTCCGCCGTCCGTTGGCGTATAGATAGGTTGATTCGCGGACGTATAAATCCCCCACGGCAATTCTCCTTGTGCCTGGTTAATCATCCAATCCTGAGGAGCAGCAATACTGATGTTGATGCTTGGTTCTCCGGGAGCAACGCGAGGGATTGGCGGCACTCCTGCGTAATCGGGAACGTCGGGATAGGGAATCAGAGGCATCAGATCAAACCTGCATTCTGCTGAGTCAAAAGCGTTGTCCAATCCATTCCACGCGCCATCGAAGGCGTCATGGCGGGACCACCTGCCGGGCTATGCAAGTTGATTGTTCCAATGTTAGTAACCCGGCTGTTGTCTGTGTTGGCTGTATTCATGCTTGACGAGGAGGAAACAGACGCTGGAATTCTGGAGGCATTCGCCACTCCATTCATCAGCGCCGTTGCTGATCCAGTCTGCCAACGAGAAATTGCCTCGTCTGGACTTAGGCCGGCATATTCCTTCGTTCCCAATAGAGCGCGAGCAGCCGCCTTTCCGGTATCGTCATCAGGGAAAGTGGCAACTTTCTTTCCGCCCTGGGCGAGGATGTATCCGGTCGCTCCGTGAGCAACGGCAAAGTCCCCATACAGAATGTCGCCTGGATTGTGCGCCTTCTGCGGTATATTCTGGTTACCGGAAGAAGATTTGTCGTAAAATCCCTCGCGCGTGAAAATTCTTTCAAGCAGGTCATCTTCCGACTCAGGCTTGCTGGGTTTGATCTTGATTCCCAGCAGCCCAGGCAGCGTGGTGTTGTTCCATCCCCATATCAACGCTTTCTTGACCGCATTCTCGGGAACTTTGATCCCATGCGCTCGAAGCCAGTTCTCAAAGCGATTTGTTGCTTCCTCGATTTGCCCGCCAAGCCACTTGAAAGCCTCGCCGGCCTTCCTCACGTTTCGTTCAAATTCGCTCCAGTCAAACCAACTATTACCTCCCTCAGCCCACTTCCTGTAATCATTCCAAAGAAGAAGAACTGCCGCTCCGAGCGCGGCCACGATGCCTAGCACAGCCAGAAAAGGCCCAGCAGCCTCCACAGCGCCCGCCAGGGCCGTCCATGCGAAAGAAACGGCACCAAGTGCGCTTGCAAGCGCAGCGACGGCAGCAAGGGCGGCTGCAACCCCGGCAATGATAGCTACAATCTTCTCGTGGCGTTGCGCCCATGCCCCAATCTTCTGGAGAAGGTCTAAGAACTTCTCCAGGTATGGCGTGATCTTGTACAACAGGTCATATCCGATTTTGACTAGCTGCAATTCCAAGTCTGTGAACCGGCGCTTCAATTCTGCCGCCGATGCCGCTTCCTTTTCCGTAGGCCCAAATCCCTTGGTTCTTACCATTGCCGCCTGAACCGCTCCTGGGCCTTGCAAAAGCAGATTCATCACATCTTCTGGAATTCCGCTGGCCATTCCGAAGCTGAACGCCATCTTGCGATCCATGCCAGCGAAACGCTTAGACAGGTCCACCATGATCTTGTCAAACGGTTCACGAAACGAAATGCCAAGTCGAGCAAAGAGTGGCAGGAGTTGCGGCATTTTTCCAGTCAGAAGTTCTCCCGGCATTCCCGCTATGGTCCGCATGAAGTTCTGAATCGCGCCCTTGTTGCCGCCGATCTCTTGAGCAGCGGCACCCCACGCAAAGAGCTTCTGTGTACTCATTTCCAGATTGCGGGAAAGGAAGTAAAGCTGCGTATTGGTTTCTATGGTGTCTTTTACGAACGCGCGCACAGCCACAGTTCCGCCGATGACAGCTAGAAACGATGCCAGTTTAGAGGAAAGAACTGTTAGCTCTCCGGCAGTATCCTTGGATGCTTTTCCGATTCCCTTAACGCCAGTTTCGGTTTTCGATGCGGTTTTTTCAAGATCGGAGAGCTTTCTATGAACACCAGGAGCTTTACCGTCTACGTCTTTAACGTCTAAGCCCAACTGCACGATGAGGGAATCGATGATGGTTGGCATGGTCTATTCCCTCTCGTTCGCTGAATCCACGGCAATTATTTCGAGCAGATTGTGCGCATCCTCCTCGCCGTAGATTGTCTGCAATTCGTGCAGTGTCGCTAAACGCCTTCCTACAATGACTCCGATGATCTTGGGGACGTTCGCATACTCGGCTTGTGCTTTGCCTCCTCCACCGCCTTGCCTAGCGATTCCGAGAGGCTGGCGGCGAGCGAAAAATCCAGGTGCAGTTTCAGTACCTCCCACTTGAGCAGCAACAGTGTTTTCACTTCCTCAACCTGGCTCTCAAAAACCGGATACTTGATCTTGACTTGCGGCTTCTGGGGATTGGGAACCAACTCAACGCACTCCATCAACTCAGCAAGTAATGGGCGCATCTGAGCGGCTTCGACAGCAAACAACTTCTTGATTCCGATCTCAGCGAGCGAAGCCATGCCTAATTGCAATGCGCCTTCGGGAATCTCCACGTTCGCCGCGCCCAGCGCGAACATTGCTCGGATTGCCCAGTCTTCTGCCTTCGTAGCCGGCATCTCCGTAAGCTGAAACTGCTTGCCCTTGTCTCGGCCCTCGGAGTCAACCGTGTACGTCGTTGTTTTCCTTGCCATAATCCTCTCCGCCTACAGGACTGAGGGCTGGATGCTGCCCCAGTTGATTGAGAACTCGCGGGCTGTGAGAACCTTGCCAGCCGAGGCGACCGAGTTGTAATCCTCCAGCGTTCCCTTGTTGCAGATGTAGGACTCTCCAGTTGCGGGCAGATCGATGGTAGCCGACAGATAATACACGTCGCGGGCAGCGCGTTGAGCTGCAAAGATCGACTCGAAAATCTGCACACTCGGCGAGTCGGCCTGAAAGGAGAATGTCTGCTTGACGGGATTGAAGACCAGGCCCGCAGTCTTGCGCCCGTCCACGCCGATTTGCGTTTCTGTGACTACCACGGCTGCCGTGTCCCATGCCTTATCAGCCGAATAGCCTTGCAGTTGCACGGGCGTTGTGAAAAGCCCCGCCACGGTGATGCTGACAACCGAATTCGCGGAGGTAATCGTGCTTGCCCCGCCTGTCACTGCGTTTACAAAGCCACCCATAGTTCACCCCTTGCTTACAGAATGTCCACACTCGCCATGCTGAATTGCTGCACTGCGCCACCGTCCGTATACCAGAGATTGATGATTGGAGTCTGCCGTGCGTTACGAGCAGCCGCGCCAGGATCGAGGATTTGCAGATAGTAGCCGTTTGATTGAATCGTTCCTGCCACGTTCGCGCCAGCCGCGTTGTTTACCGCCGCCGCCTGAGTTGAGGAAAGCGTTACGCCAATCTGGATAACGCCGTTGTTTAGAGCATTGTTGATTGGCCCGTCAAACGTCACGTTGCCGTTCGCTGTCGGCTGGCCCACCAGCGCAGCCCGAATCAATCCGTAGCCGGTAGGGTCATAGGGAATGTCGTTTAC